AACCATCACCTATTAAATCATATAGCGTTAAAGTAAAATCACAGTTAGGTATTAAAGCCATAGTATTAGCTAATGAGTCGTAGTTGTACATTGTTGAATCAGTACAACCAAAAACTCGCAAAGTAGTGCATGAACCGTCATCTGTATCAGCTAGAGGATTAAACTCTACGTACATCGGATCCATACACCCTGGTATGGGAGGACAAGCATCAGATACAAATACGTGCATTGAGTCATTACCAAAAGCTGGATCATCACCATATACTAATGTATCATTACATTGTATAACATAATACGAACCATCTAAACCACCCCATAGCGCTCCATTTAACCCATCACCATATGAATCATATATAATAAACGTTAAATCGCCTTCTGGTAAGCATCTCTGCTCTACTACTGAAGCATAATCAGGTTGAGAACCATAACCAACACCGTAGGTTAATAATGCACCAGAAGTGTCGTAAATGCCCCAACTAGTTTCACTTTGATATTGATCTAAATTTATTACTATAGTAGTTTGTACACAATTTGGTTGTGCAAAATTTATTATTGGTAATAAAAATAAAAATATTAATTTTTTCATGTGACAATAGTATATCTATTTAATTACTTGTTTTTTTACTTATTTACTTTTTTTTATTTAACTCTATTATTTTGTTTATTCTATCTTCTTCATATCTTAAGCTATACGCTTCTCTTTTTGAATAACCTAGTTTTAATAAAATATTTATTTGTTCTTGTTTATTAAGAGCTTTTAAATTGTCAAAAGACATATTTTTTTTAACTGCATCTAATCTTTTTGTCTTTTTTATTTGTTTGCTATTTTTCTTTAATTCTTCTTTAATAGCATTTATTTCGTGATCTTCAACGCCAAGACTCCACTTGTCCCAACCAGCAAATAAAAATACTCTTTGCCAATATTGATTTCTACTATCTAAAGCAGCTCTAATATTTTCTTGTTTTGTATAAAATCTTGCTGTTGGAGCATTAGTAGTACCTTCTATTATATTTGCATAAGCCTCCCACATAGGATTATCAATATCAAACGTATTCATTTCAGGTATTACTTTTCTATTGTACTGCATAGTTCTTTCATAACTACTAAGCTTTCTAGCTTTAATACCAATTGGTGGTGATAATTGTAATGCTTCTTTAATTATAAGATTATCTTCTTTATTCCAACCTCTTTCTTTTTGTTGGTGATATTTTATAGCAATATTTTTTATAGTAGATAAAACCGCTCCAGGAATACCACTACCTCTTAATATACTATCAATACTACCACTCAATATTCTGTCTTTTTTCTGCTCAAAAAACTTTTCGTCTCTTTCATCATCATCAAACATCATAGAAAACATAGCACTTTGTAAAGCGTAAAATATAACGTTTTGTATACCTCCATAATACAATATTCTAGATAAATTAGACATATCACTTTTTACTTGACTGTCATATGGTGGTGATTTTCTTCTATTTACTATATCTAATGTAGATTTTTTTATTATTCTAGCATACTGTGAAGTTACGTTTTGAAAAGCAAATATTAATCTACCAAGAGGAGATCTTTGTAAATATGATAATTTATCTGGTCTAGCTGACTGCTGTGTAGTTTCAGCAAGTTCCATAAAATCATCAAAAGCTTTCTTTTCTGCTTCTTTTTTTGACAAACCTTGTTTTAAATAAGTATTAACTCTATTACGATACATACTAGAACCACCAAGAGCAATAGCAAAACTATCAGCCATTTGCGTAGGTAAAAATCCTTTTTCTAACAAGTAAGATATAGCTGCTCTAACAGGGTTTTTTGATTTTCCAACAGCGTTAGCTATTTCACTAGCATTTAAATCAAAAGCAGCTCCAGCTCTTCTTTGTTTTAAATAATCTGAGTTAAACAACATTGAAAAGTCTGACCAAAATTGTTTTTGATTAGCAAATGCAGCTGCTGATTTAAATATATTATTGTCACCAAAGTTTATAAAGTTAACAGTAGATAATGTTTGCAGTACAGCTGATCTAACGTTAATAAACATAGTAGCTGCTACAGATCCGTTTATATAATCTAACCATGCATTTACTATTTTATTTGGACCGACATTTCTATTTGTACCGGTTTTTGATGTGTATAACGTGTCTTGTAAAGCCGCAACAAAACTATCGCCAAACTCAGCTCTAATTTTATTTATATTTTCAGGTGAAAATATTATATCAGCATTTTCAATAAACTCTGTAAAAAACTTTTTTCTACCAACTCTACCTGTAGCATCTGCTAAATCTTGTTTTATATTACTAGCAGACCAATGATCACCAGGCTCTACATAACCTTCTTTTATTCTTGATATTTTACCTATTTTATTAGCAAAATCTTTTAGTTGTTGATCTGAATTTATAAAATCAATTAACTCTTTTTTATCTGTTTTACTTAAACCTGGTATTTCAAAACCAGCTTTATCCCATAAATAAACTCTAACCGCATCTTCATGTGTAAAGTCATTATCAGGTATTTTTTTAATTAACTTTTTACGTATGTCAGGCATTTGCTTTGTAAGATTTCTATAGTCATTAGCTATAGTTTGCTTTGCTATATTTAAATTTCTATAAGCTCTATTTAAAGGTTGAATTAAAGCTTTTTCAAAAAAATCTCTATGCTTATTACCTTTTTCACCTTTACCTATAAAGTTATACAATAAACCTACAAAATCTTCGTGTGATGGTGGTACAAAAAATCTAAACCTACCTTTACCTTCACCACGCTTTCTAGCTTTAGCGTCTGAAAAACGTTTTTTAGAATCAATACCAGTAACATCTTGTAGTATATCGTTAAATTTTTTATTCATTGATTTACTAAACTTAACTCTAGCTTGAACAGATTTACCTTTAACGTCTAATTGATTTAATACATTTTTAACTGCTTGAACATTTTGTAAAGCGTCATCAACAAAATAAATATCATTATAACCTTCATTTGCATATTTATCTAAAACCCACATGGCTTTTGCTTCACCAGTGCTATCTCCTAAACCTGTTATGTTTTCTAATGGTATTTTTGCACCTTCAGATTCTAACCAATCATGGATAGCTTGTTGACTTTCAGGAGCTCTAGCTGTAAGTATAAATACATTTTTAGATCCGTATTTTTTTATTTGATTCTTCATTTTTTGTAAAAGTGGACCAGGTTTACCTTTAGTAACTTTATTAAAATCTGTAAAATCAAACTCATAGCCTTGCTCTTTAAGCGTTTCACCAACAAGAGGCCAGTCTTCAGAAGCTATTTTTTCTGTTAAATTACCTTTTTTAGCTATAACAAAATTTTCACTTATACCAACAGTTTCATCAAAATCAAATATACTAGCACCTTTTAGTTTAGAAAAAGAAGATGTTTTTCTAGCGTTTTCAATAGCTTTGTTTGCGAGATTTACTTTGTCAGATATTTGTTGTGACTTAGAAAATTTAAATTTAACGTTTTTATTATCTTTTTTGTTTATTAAGCTAACGTTTTGTTTTTTGAAAAACAAAGAGTTAAGCTGAGGTTCTATTCTAACAGAAGTAGTACGATGAGTTTTAGCTTTGTTTAATGATGCAAAAACAACTCTAGCTGTAAAAGGTATAGGTGCTTTTTGATCTGCAAAATTACTTAGACCTTCTATCTGTAATTCAGAATCAACGCTCATATTAAACATACCAGCGTTACCCATGTCTATAACATGACTAGGTTTTGGAGTATCATCTTTACCTTTCTTTTGTTGATATGAATTAGCAACATCGCCTGTCGTAATAAATTGTATATTTTTAAATATAGGTAAATGAACACCTTGTTTTTTAATAATATTAACAGCGTCTTGAGTAAGTTGTAAATTACCACGATTACTAAATCTATAGCCATCTTTACCTATGGTTTCTTCAATAGCTTTAATCATAAAATCAAAAACTTCATTAGCTGTTTTTATTAATAATTCTTCTTTTGTTTTATAATTATCTGTTTCTTTTTTACCTTGAGCTAGTTTAGTTTTTTCTAATTTTCTTGTATTTTTTTTATAATTAAAAGTTACAGAAATACCTCTAGCTGTATTACCTTTTATTTCTATAGCTAATACAGTCCTTCCGTTTTTAGTTATTACAACATCTGGATTATTGTCTTTTTCAGATAATTTTTTAACTTTATATACTTTAGAATATCCTGCTTTTTTAAATATATCTTTTAATCTATTTGAAGCTATTAACTCATATTTTCTATGAATAGGCATATTTTTTTTAATAGCATTTAATTCTTGTTTACTTATAGCATCTTCAGATATATTAAACTGTTCTTGATCTCTTTTAACATATTCATCAATAACTATTCTTTTTGTAACGCCGTCAATATTTTTATTATCTAAGTATTTTTGAAAGTTTTTACCCATAAAACCATCATCTTTGCCTTTACCATATATTATGTTTAAACCTTTTTGCGAGTCAGAAGTACTAATGCTAAACTTAACGTTTGGATCTCTATTTATTTGATCTGCTAAAGCTTGTATATTGTCTTCAGCTAAAGTTTCTCCATTTAAAGCAGCTATGTCTGCTCTTTTTTGCATTACTTCAGGTTCTTGAGCAACTTCCATTGTAGCATCGTAAGCTAAAGCCCCAGACATATACTTTGCTAATTGATCTTTTCTAGTACCTTTTAAACCAGATCTTTTACCTGTTACAGGGTTTATAGATGGTTGATCAAAAAACTTTATAAACTGCTCTTCAGTAGGCATAACTTTTTTGTAAAGATTTACAGCTTGACCTTTATCTATAACGTTAAGAGCAGATGGTGGAAGTAAGTTTTGATCAACTGCATTTTGCACTTCTTCTTTGCTAGTTAATTGTTTTACAAATTTAGTAAATACTTTTTTATCATCAGCAACTTCTCTTTCTAATTGAACTAAATCAGCTGTAAACATAACATCTACTATTGCTTCTCTAAAGTTTTTTAAATTACTTATATAAGTGTTTGTACCTAAAAAGTTTTTTATTGTTTTAAACAAATACGTATTAGCTTCATTTCTTAAATTTCTCTGCACATTTCTAGCTGGTTTACCAGACTCGTAAGCTCTTATTAAAGCTTTACGAGCAGAATCTAAAACTCTATTGTATATTTCACTACCGGTAGCAATACCGAGTTGTTTTCTAAACTTAGAAGTTTTTTGTATTTTCTTTTTATTAGCTTCTACTTTTCTTTTAATTCTAGCTGCTATAGATAAATCTTCTGTTTCAAGAGCTTTTGTAGGAGCGTCTGTTTCAGCTGCAACTTGTACTTTTACTTCACCTTCTCTTGTTGTTTGACCTATATCTACAGTAGGTGCTGTTACTTGGCCTTTTGTAATAGCATTATAAGCTTGTTTTGCTCTATTAGCTATTTGAGGATTAATATGCCCAAATAAACCACTAGGGTTTTTTCTTTCAGGTTGATATTTTTTAAACCAAGAATAAAGCTCTGTATAAGTGCTATCTAAAAAAGTTTTATTATCAACACCTTCGTGCGGCTGAGCTAGTATAAGTCCATCTAATAATCCTTTTTTACGTATTTTTTTATATATATTTTCAGCTTCTGCTTCAAAATAAAAATTACCTAAACCTTTTTGCTCTAAATCAATAACAACACCGTCTTTAGTTTCAAGTGTTTTACCAAGTTTATTTATAGACTTTTCTTCTGTTTTAGATGCTTTTGCAGTTGGAGTTCTTAACACATCTGTACCTTCTTTAAATCTTTTGTCTTCTTTAGGTTCTAAACCTTTAAGCTTAACTTTAGCTATACCTCTTGCTGTTAGTTTATTAAGTATACTAGCTCTATTTATATTAGTGTTATAATCAACTAAAAAGTCAAATACTTGCTGTCCGTTTTGAAAATCAACTTCACCAAAACCAAAACCTCTAAGTAAAGATCTAAAAGAGTTTTTTATACCAGTAGACTTAGATTCAACAGCTTCTATTTTATTCTTTTTTATTATATCAGAAAATATATTAAAATATTCTTCTTGATTAGCCTCATCTTTTGTTTTAACTAAACCGTGATTATCTCTTATAATATCACCATCACTGTCTAAAGCATCGTATTGAGTTGCTAGTCTAGCTTCTATATCAGCAACAAGATCAGCTTGCCCAATGTCGTTTAAATATTTAACAAATTCAGATACAGATCCTTTTAAAGCAGATTTACCTATTTTACTACTAAAAGCTCTAGAAACAATAGCATGTAAATATTCGTGACCAAGAACATTTGTTTGTCCAGTTGCAGCAGCTGCTTTTACATTTATATATATTTTATTTTTACCACCTGTATTATCATAAAACATACCATCAGCAGCATTAAAACCTTTAAACTTATTATTTAATTCTTGTACTCTTGAATCAGAAGTAACATATTCTATGTCTAAATTGTCTTTATTAAATCCAAAAAACTTTTTTTGTTCTAATATTTTTTCTGTGTTTTTTAAAACTTGTCCTAAAAAAACTTCTAAATCAGCATCATAATTAAGATCTGTACCTTTAAAAAATTTATTATTAGCTTTAATAGCTTTTTGATATTCTTTTTTAGCTTTCTCTCTTGTTTTATTATCTATACGATTATCAAGCATTATGTCTAGCTGCTCGTGTCTTTTATCTATATTTTCAGCATATTTTTTCTTAGCTTTATCTGTCATGCTATCAAAAAAACTAAACAGATTAGCTTTGTTAACTTCTTTTTTCTTTTTTAATGCATCTATTTCTTTATCAATAATATCTTTAGTTTTACCTTTTGCTTTGTCAGAATTTTTAGTTAAATTTATTATTTCTTCTTCTATTTTTAACTGTTCTTGTTTATATTGATCAGTGGCAACATACTCGTATATATCTTGTTTTTTTAAGCCTGCAAAAGAAACACCTGTAGAACCAGCACCTAAAAATCCACCAATAAAACCATCTTTAAAAAACGTTCTTAAAAGTGATTTAAATGTAACTTTATCGCCATAACTCCAAGCTTTTGATAAATCTTGAGTAACACCAGTTAATCCTTCAGTGGTAAACTCACTAGCAAAACCTAATCCCATTTTTTTAGCTATTGTTTGGGGTAATTTTGTTAATAAGTCAACAGCTTTTTCTTTGCCTACGCCTTTACCTATAATATTATTTATAAGTCTACCACCAATTAATTCCATAACAAAATCAGAAGAACCTGTTATAATAGAATCTTTAACAACTTGATTACGCGTTGTTTCGTCATTAAAACCTCTTTTATACATTTCTCTTTCAAAGTTGTCCATGTAAGCGCCAGCGCCTAACATTGCCGCTCCAATACCATATGGAAGTCTACTAATTATTAAAGAAGGAATAGCACCAAATGCATCGTTTGTAAAAGCGTCAGCAGCATCTCCATATCTTCCTTGTTCAACTAAAGACAGATAATCCATAGGATTTCCATTTTCATCTCTGTAAACATAAGTGTGTTTATCAAACCAATCTAAAACACCTTCAAACTTAACTCTATTTGTTGGGTCTAAAGCTTGAGCTTGTTCTAATGATAAACCTTTTTCTCTAGCTTCTAGCATATGAGTTTCGTATAATTCTTTTCTACTGCCTGGTGACATAAGGTCAAAACCAAGAATTTGATTTGGTATATTATAACCTCTATCTCTAAGTAAGTCTGCTGCTTCACCAGCAACAAACTCTATTGGATTTTCAAAAATAGTTTCACCTATATAACCATACTCACCAGTTTCATATCCTTTATAAAGATTATCAATAACACTAACAACGTTTTTACCAAGATTAGCTCCATAACTTTTTAAATAATCAATAGCATTTCGCTCATCTTCATCTGGCTCTCTTTGCTCGCCATATACAACATTTTGATCGTAAACGTTTGTTTTATTAAAATTAAAACCACTTGTATCTGTATGAAAAGCTGTTGTGTCTTCGTTTTCTTCTTTATATTGACGTATAAAATCTTTTATTTCTTGATCAGACTTACCTTCACGTAATAATTGAGAAACTAAAGCTTGTAATTTTTCATCCATAGCTACTATCTATTTTGATTATATTGATTAGTTTTGTTAAAATCAAACTCTCTTTTTTGTTGCGTGTTAGTTTCTTCTTGTGTTTGATTTATTAAAGTGTAAGCAACAGGATCTTTCATAAATGATTTTATATCATTTGTAAAGTTTTTGTCTTTTGTTCTAAACGTTTGTGTGTATGTTTTACCATCAATATTTTTAGTTACTTTTATTGAGTTTCTAAATCTACTTGGATTTTCAAAAGTAAAATTAAGATTATTATCTTTGTTAATTTTATTTAGTTGATTTATAATTTTCTGATCATCTTTTGATTTTGCATCAGCTATAGCTTTTTCAACTTTACCTTCTATTGTTTTTGGTGGTGCATCTTCTTTATCTTCTTCTTTATCTTCACTTTCAGTATCTTTGTAACTATCATAAGCACTTTCAATAAAATCTAAAAACTCATTGGTTAAATCACCTCCTTGCGAATTATGCTGCTCCATTACCATAGATATTTTCATCCTTTGTATTTCTTTTGAATTAGGATCTTTTTCTATAGGTGATAATTCTGGACCAGGACCGTCTGGATCTTTATTTACCCACTCTTCAAACTGTTTGCTTAATTCTTGATTTTGATTAAAAACGTGATCAATAAAACTTTTTCTTTTACCACCAGCAAAATTATATTTTCTATCAGCCATAGCAGATGGTAATACATCTGAATTTTCATTTATCATGTCTTCAATATAAGCTATAGAAACATTTTTTGTTTCGTTCCAAGTATTCATAGGATCTTGATTAGCAGATGTAGCTTGTTTTATAGGTATTAATTTTTGCGTAACTTGTGTTATATGATCATATAGTTTTTCACTATCTTTTTTTTGTGTTAATTTTGGATTTAAGTTGCCAGCATCAACAAAAGTACCATCAGGAGAAACTATCATATCTCTTATACCGTTTTCCATTATAAAATCTTTTTTCTCTCTAGTACTTAAAGTACCGTCGTTTAACAAATCATTTAAATTTTTATCACCAACAGCTAAGACTCTAGAAAAATTAATACCATTTTCTAATATAGTTCCATAATACATTTCATCAGCCATGTTAACAGACAAACTAGCGCCATCTAGTTGTTGTTCTAAATTTTTTACAACAGCTTCTAGCTTGTTTTTATTGTTAGAAGCTGTTTGTAAATAATCTTCAAACACAGCTTGAAACTGAGGATCATTAACAGAAAACCTTCTTAATTTAGCAAAGTTTTCATTTTGTCCTTTTACTTCTGTTTTCATTTGCTTTGTTACCAAGCTTTTATCTAGCTTTCTAATTCTTTTTTGCATGTTAATTAAAGCTGTAGATACAGTAGTTAAACCATTAAAATAAGGTTTATAATCTACTTTAACAGGAGCGAATCTTTGCCCCATAGCTTGTATTATAGTTTGATCTGCTGCCATACTTTATATTTTTTTATTTTTATTCACCACCACCTGTACCAAGGCTACCTATTAATGAAGAAGCTATACTAAACATTTGTCCTTGAGCTGCAAGTCTATTTTGAGAAGCTTGAGCTACACCACCTTGAGCTCCTGCAACTCTTTGGCCAGCTACACCGATTAAAGTACTCATCTTATCTATTTCAAACTGTCTTTCGCCTTCTATATTTGATATTCTTATAGCTCTAATCTCTGCTTCTCTTTGCGCTTGTTCTCTTAATTTTAATTTTCTATTATCTGCTAATTGTTTACCTATATCTATTCTAGTTTCCTTAGCTTGTTCTTTAGCTTGATTACTTAATGATTGTGCTAAAGCAGCTATACCAGAAGCTCCTGCTACACCTCTATACGCTTGCATTATATTAGCTTGTTGTTGTTGAAACTGTTCTCTAGCATAATCTACAGCCTCCATATCAACTTCTAAATCTTCATATATATTTTCTCTATCCATTATATCTGGATCAATAGGAGTAAATTTACTTTGCTCATATTGTTCCATTCTTTCGTCTAATTGTGCGTTTGCAATAGCTAACTGCTGCTCATATCTTCTTTGATCTGCTCTAGCTTGTTTTCTTGCTTTATTAGCACCAAACAAACCTAATACACCTAAACCAATTTGTAAACCTTGCATTGCTGTAAGCGGTTCTTTTAAAGGACTAACTTTTTTATTTTTTGACATAATATTATATTTGTATGTTTATAATTACAGTTTTTATAACTTATTTACTACTAATAGCTATTTCAGAAGACAAAGAGAATAATTCTGCTGCTTCTTCAGAGTTATTATTCATTTTAACCTCAGCGTAATAACCTAATAAGCTAGTATTATTTGCTGCTTTATTTTTTGAAAACATAAGAAAATCATTTGCGCTAGGAGTATTTACTTCATTTTCTATAGTTATAACTCCTTGCGTAAAGTTTATTGACGTTATTTCACCTATTATAGTAAAATTATCAGAATAACTTAACCCATTATTTATGTTTGTTACTTCTGCGTAATAAGCAATGTCACCTATTTGTAAAGAAACGTTACCTATTCTTTCAGCTAAACCGCTATTTATTGCTATATCTAAAGCCATATATTATTTTTTTTAAGTTTCTGTACCAACTGTTATAAAATTATCTAAAATTATGTTAATAGTTCTATTCGCCCTTGGAAATCTATTTACAGCTACACCACCTCTTAACGTAACTGTTTCAGTAGAGCCCTTAAAAGTAAGTACAGTACCAACTTTTACGGTTTGAGAAGAGTTCATAACTATACTACCAGCAGTGCTACTAGCAGATACAGTAGAAACAGTATTTTCACCATCATTATAACGTATAAAAGAACCAGTTACAGAAACATGATTACCGCCAGCTATACCATAAGTACCGTTTAAATTAACAGTAGTACCAGTAGCTGTTGTTCTAACTGTTTTTGTTAAAGGAGCCGAAATAGCTATTAAATTATTAAAATTTAAATCACAACCAATTGCTTTTTGAATACTACTACTACCAAAAGATTTTAAAGTAAGAGTTATGCCATCTGCAAAAGTTTGAGCGCTACTGAGCGTTAAAGTTTTCGTGTCTGTATCTATTTCTGTTATAATTGGTGTTCCAGATAAACTACCACTACTAACAGCTGTTATTGTAGTACCAACGCCAATATCTGTTAAGCTATCAACAATAACTTTTGTAGAACTAGTTATAGCACCATTAACAGTCTCTGTGTTTAAAAAAAAGAAATCAGTATCTACAGGTTGCCTAATAAGTCTTAATCCAAAACCAGCGCTATCACTAGCTGCGTTTTTAAATTCTAAATTAACACTTACATTTTGAGTAGCATCTAAAACAGGAGATCCAGTTGAAGTTGTACTAGGCATTGATTGGTAGTTACTAGTACTTGTATTTCCAATAAAGGTTAATGTTGTATCTGCAACTTGCGTTATATCAGCATTAAAAACATTTTTGTTTGAAAAGCCTTCTAGCTCTGTATTTGTATTTTTTGTTATTACTATTATTTTATAAGTAGCACCACCGCTTGCAGCTGGAAAAAAAACATTTTGTTCAAAATTATTATTTTGTAGTTTTACATTAAGGTTTTTGTTATTTGTATTTCCTAATGAAAAAGTACCTGTTATAAAATCATAAAACTTATTAGAATTATCTATTATAACAATACTAAACTCTGCACCAACATCTCCACTTACAATTATTTCTCTAGTATTACTTAAAGAACTCATGTCAGAAGTATCTATAGATATATTGTTTATTTTTTTTAAAACAGGTGTTTCTATTTCATCTAATCGTTCAATGTCTAATCTTTCAATAATGCTTTGTGTTTCTAAAACTTCTTGTTGCTGTATTCTTTGTGCTTGCTCGTTAATAGATTCTGTATGAAATCTACCAGCCATAAATCCTTTTATACCTTTATGAACATGAGTATGGAAACCTTGCAAGCCTCTTGCTTGACCATAAACTCTAGCTTCTTCAACTTTAGAAAACAAAGGAATATTATTTATATAAGTTAGTATAGGCATATTTAATATTTTTAATATCCACCACCACCCATTCCGGTTCCAGACGGTGCTGGTGGAGGAGGTGTTGGCGAAGGACTAGGTGTAGTTGTTGTTGAATCTGGTGAAGGACTAGGTGAAGGTGTTGGTGTAGGTGTTGGTTGAGGTGCAGGTGGTTGTGGTGTGTTATTTTGATTTGGAGCAGGTGGATCTGTAAGTGTTGTATTTGGTGTTATTGGAGGCGCCGCATCTGTAGAGCCGTTAGTTAAATTTTCATTAGAAGAATTAGCTCTATTACCACTAACAACGCTAACCGCACTTATTATACCTAATCCTTGAAAGCTTAAATCAGCTGTTTTTACGTCTTGATCTCTACCTCTAATATAATTAAACCATTTACCTTCTTTTTCTATAAACTCGCTTATAGAACCTTCTTGTTTGTTGGTTATTATACTTTCTACGTACCAACCATCTTTACCAGTAATATTATAAGACTTTATAGTTTGACTAGTATGATCTTGATTATATTGATTTATTTTTGATTGACTACCTTCGTAATTTAAAGTATTAAATATTTTTACTAAAGAAGGTTGTGTATTTAGTACTGCTGTTATTGAAGACTCTACAATAGTATCATAAAAACTATTTCTTGGAATTATGTTACCGCTGTCATCAAACTCTCTATAATGCTGCCAAAGTTGACCATTATTAATTGTATAATACTCTTTTGATAAACTCAAGCCGTTTTCTGGAGTAAAAGATTTAAAACTAACCCAACCTTTTACATCTTCACTAAACGATATTGTTTTTGGTTCAAATAAAGGAAACTCTTCTTGCATAGAAAAATTATCTAAAGTACCATTAACAAGATCACCTTGCGCGCCTCTAAAATGTATACCAAAAGTTAATAGTTTTTCATTAAAACCACTACCGCCATAACCGTTACCAACGTTACCACCATCACTGTTTTGTATTTCATCACCAATAACATGTACTTCGTCATAGTAACCTTCTTGCAAACCGTTAGTAGCATCTATCATTTGAGTTCTAAAACCTTGTGCATCATGGTTGAAATAATACATAATAACTTTTCCAGTTGATATACTATAATTAAATCTAATTCTATAAGAAGCACCAGTCTTTATTTTTTTATTTATTACTTGTTCTATTTCAGCACCTTGAAAACCACCAGTAAAACTAGATATAGGAGCGTTATTTATATTAATAACACCATTTTCTGAATCAAAAGAAACATAATTATTTATTATTGGATTAAAACCAACAAAATCCCAAGAATCAACACTACCACCAACAAAAATACTTTCAAGACTTCTTATAGATAAATTAGTTATACTACAAGTTAAATCATCTAAAATTGAGCCATTTGTACCAAGTGTCCATTCGCTGTGAAGAGTAATCATATTTTTAGTTTGAGCAGTTACAATACCGTATGTTGGATCGCTATAAACATAAATAGCACTACCTATAATTGGTAAACCATTTTTTGTTTGATAACCAAATTCTGTTAGGTTTGTGCCATCTCCAGGATTAAATTGAAATACATAATCACCATCACCATGATTAATATCAATATCTGAAGAGTTTAAAGCTGTTCTAAGAGCAAAAGGGTTTGTAGCAAAACTAGAATCATAATCACCTCTAAGATCTATCGTTAACTTACCTGTTGTAAAATTAGAAACGTTAAATCTAAGCTCATAACCTTGTGAAGTACGAGGTAAAGTTTTTGCAATAGAAACACCACTTTGATGGTTAGTATCATCAAACTTTTGTCTAGCATAATTACTACCAAAAGGAGCTCTTCTAAAATTAATTTTTCCATTTTCATAAAAAACATATGGTCTTGAAAAGCTATTTATTAGTGTATTACTAGCGTTTGAAATATCAAATTTAGGCATAGTACCACCAGTCGGTATATCATCAATATCTATAGCGTTTGCCCAATCAATTTTACCTACAAAATCAACTAATTGAAAATGAAATTTACTAGTAAGATTATCATATATAACGTTACTATTGCTAGTAACTTTAAAAACTGCTCTAAATATTTTTTTGTTACTTATGCCTCCAGAAACACCACTCCAATGAAAAACTTCTATACCTGAGTTTGTATATCTTATAAGATTATCTTCGCTTGAAGTAGGATCTAAATCAGTTATGTTTACTAATCGGATTCTTCTATCTATACCAGGCGCGTTTTGCCAAGCACCACTTATTTGGCCTAAATGACCAGCTGGATAATCAGCGTCTCCTTGATCAACAGTATTATCCCAACTACCGTAACCTTGAGCATCAGCTACGCCTCTTATATAAATACTACCACGAACATAGTCTGTTACTATAACGTCAACCATATAAAATTTATCAGACTGCCAAGTAAAAGCAGGCATATTAGCATTTTTAAGATAACACCAATTACCTGTAGATCCTGGAACTACTGTTTCAAAAGTTATTTCATCTGATTGCGCTGGCTGTGCTAACCAAGTATTTTGTGTTGCGCTTGGGTCATGTGTAGTTACACCGTTATCATTACCAATAGTCCATGTTTGCGTAGTACCATTATTATCTACAGCGCTATCTGTTGAAGCAGGGTTTTCTGGTCCATAATCACTTATACCACCATCAAATCTAGTAGCTTTTAAAAACTGCATACCGTTTAAATCAGTTACATTCCAGTGTTCATGGTTGTGTCTTACTTCAGCCCAAGCAGGCACTGTAGCGGCAGGTATATTAGGTATATCTGGAACGCCAGCATAAGCTAATCTACCAGGTTCTGTAAACACGTATTTTTTTCTAATTAAAATATCTGTAATTTCAAAATCTGCTTGACCAGTATTTCTAGGAGCTAACTTTATATTAAGCTGATCTACTACAATTTCTTCTTGATTATCAGTTGTGCCTTTAAATTTAAAATAAGCTCTTAAGGTAAAATCTTCATAAACAACGTATGATGGTCTTGGGCATGGTGGAAAGTCTACTTGAGCAGCGTCTTGAAATCCTTTTTGAAAACCAGCAGCATCTGTACCTGGAGAAAAAGCCGTTCTACCAAAAGGAAGTGAAGATTGATCACCATAAGTATTACCACTACCTTGTGGATTATGAATACTAGCATCTGGAACAGCTGTTGTACCATCAAATAATTTTATTCTTAATTGTGGATCAGCGTCGTTAGTATCGTTTTGAATACCGGATAAAGGGTGATAACTAAATACAGATCCATTGTTAAGACCATAAGGTATTTTGTTTGTAACTCTAATTTTAACTTGCACGACTATTTCTTCTCCAGCAAACATAGTCCAATCATGAGTGTTTTGAAAAGAACCAGCTACATTTATACCGTTCCATTGTAACGAGCTAAATGAATTATTACCCCCATCAAACCAAGATGTTACATCACTAGATATTAAACTTGTCGGCCAAATACCACCATCAACTTCATAAGGTAATAATATATTTACGTTAGCATCATAATGGGTAGACCTACTCCACCCTTCACAAATTATACCAGTATAACCATAGTTAGGCACCTGAAGACTACCACTATCTACTGGATTGTAAAGTATATAAGAATTACCGTCTATAGGAGAACTGCTATAAGTATCATATAAATGAGTGTCCCATTGAAAATGATTCCAATCATAAATTGTAGTTCCGAAAGTCGGACTAGTAAAAGTATAAGTAGTCTCACCATTTATTGTTTTTAACCAACTATAACCATTAGTATTTTTTGCTACTCCATAATCATTACTAGTCATACTATCAAAGTTCTGACTATCATAAGGATATGCTACTCCTAAAGATCTAAACGGATTTGTACCGTTACCATAAGGAGAGTTGTCATATTTAAAAAGAGATGTAACTTTTGGATAAGAATCACTAGAAGTAGGTGGCTGATGATCTACTGGTATATTTGGATCATGAGTATGACTAATACCAGTTAAATAGTTTTCATTAAGTAAATCTTGATCTTGTAAAACAAACTGAGGATCTCTTTGTGCTACAGCAGGTTCACCTGCAACAAAAGCCTGTATACTACCTACTGATATTGCTGGATGATGTTTTATTTCAGTAGTAGACTGTATGTTTCTATGTTCAACATTCATATTATAAACACTAAGATTAGGTGTTGTTACCGGCGTACCATTATTTGTTGTTCCGTTTTCAATAATTTCAGGCGTAATAGGTGAAGCTAATATTAATTCTTCACCTTCACTAATATCAGAGTTTCTTAATAAGTTTTCTGTATATATACGAGCTAATGTTAAATTATAATCTTTTTTATAAGCATCATAAGATCCTATTAATTCATTAGGTTCTTTTAAATTATCTCTAAACCAATCATGCATACCTGCATCAGATATTGGTGTTAAACCATCCATAGATAATCTTAAAACAGCGCCTCTTTGTTTATCTGCAAAATAAGCTCTATAAGACTCTTTAGCAAAAGACTCTGGATTTTTAGATATACCATAATCACCAACAAAAGGACTGGCATCACCCAAAACTTTATTAGAAGCTATTATTTGAGGATTACCATCAGCATTAAATAAAGTATCTTTACCAGCTGTTATACCAACAACTCTATCTTCACAAAACGCAATTAAACTAATTTTTCTTTGAAATAATTTTTGTATACTACCGTATGTAGGATTTAAATCTTTAGTAATATTATTAGCTATTATAAATTGATTTAAGTTGTTTATACCGCTAATAGAGTTATAAATACCAGAATAAATTAATCCGCTTTTTCTATTATCCTCTTCGTACGGCTCTTCTATAATAGAAGAAGCTCTAGCACCATTAGTTATAAAAGTTTCATTAAAACCATCTCTTATTCTATTAGACTCTACACCATTACCAAAGCAAAAACAATTGTACCAGTTTAAACCCATTTCTAACCTAGGTGATATTTTAGGTTCTAACGCAAATATTGTTTTAAAATCACCTTGAAAACCAGGGTCTGCTTGTTGTATTGCTAACAAAGCGCTAGTATAAGAACCATCTTCTCTATAAAATCTTACTTCTGCTCCAGAATAATCTATTTCAATACCAGAAGAGTCCATATAACAAAAACCAGGATAAACTACAAAATTTCTTTCTGTAATATATTCTGGATAAACATCATAATTCCAATTGTCATAACTACCATCACCATCAAAACCATTAGGATTAGCCCATTTAGCTAAATAATTTTGTTCTTTAACTACTAATAATTCACCGCTATGATTGATACCGTTATAAGCCTCTGGTAAACCTACAATTTCTACCCTACAACCAACTGGCGCAAAAAGCTCTCTAGTGTCTTGATTTATTTTAGTTGGTATTGCCTGGCTAGCTTCATAATATATATTTAGGTCAGCTTGTTGACTTGGTTCTGTTTCAAAAACAGCTGGCTTATTTAGATTATTTAATAAAACAGCATTTGGATCGTTAGTTATAAATTCAATCGCACCAGGTTGTGCAAATGTTAAATTTGAGTTTGCTGCGCTTGCATTACCTTTTACAGGATTGTAAGTTTGATCTTTAGGATTTTTATCTACTTCTATAATATAACAAACTCTTCTATTATTTGCTTTACCAAATTCAAATATTTTATCTTTAAAATTAGATCTTTTAGTAGCATCTCCACCGTTACCACTAGAATCTAATGTATCAGCCCAAATCATAGCTGATTCTTCTACACTATCTCCAGCTGGAGCTAAATCGTTTGTAGTAGAATCATAATGATATCTAGTTCTCCAAGGAGTATGATTATATAATTTTTTTACACTAACTTTTTTTATTGTATATACAATGTTTTTATCATCATCTCTAAACTTAAACTTAGAACCTTCTTTTATGTTATTAATAAAGTTTTGTATTTGGCCATCAGGATCGTCAGGATAAGCAGGGTTCCATTGGTTATAGTGTCTATCAGCATAAGCTAAATCATAACCAACAGAGTTTTTAACACCAGGACCTGGAGCTACGTTTGGCTCTGGATCAACGCTCATATAAACAGATTTACCTTCTAAAGGAAAACCTTCGTGCCAGTTGTTATTACCATCAACACCAGTTCCAAAACTATTATCATAACTATCACTTGGGGTTGTTAATGGTGTAAAAACACCACCACCCCATATACCTTCTAAATATTTTCCAACAAAGTTAGGGCTACTAGGTAATATAGATGTACCAGGAGGTGCTGCTGTTACTAAGTTTACACCTGGTGAGAAAAAGGACAAGTGAATAAAAAATTTACCTTCATCACCACTATCGCCATAAGTTTTATCTAAATAATACTCAGAATATTGTGTACCAGTTCCACCATCATATTTCCAAACTTTATATCCAGGAGAATCAGCTTCATCAGCAGAATTTATTCTTCTATCTGTAAAGGCTGAAGTTGTTGTTACAATACCTTCTAATCCATTAACAGCTCTGTTTTTTCTATATCCGTTAGAAGAAGTACCGCCGTTACCATACCAGGTACCAACGTTTCTTCTATGATGATACCAACCGCTTTTTATACTATTAGAGTTTCCAATAACGCTTGTTAGTGTATTTTCTTTTTTAGCTTCTTTATTGTCACCAATCCAAACAGGATTATAAGGATAAAAACAACCACTACCAACCCAAGTTTGACTTGCGTTTTTAGCAAAATTATTATCACTTAGCTGTCCAGCAACCATATGCATGTTATCTATAGCAAATACACCACCATGTACATTATCAGTGTCATTGTTAAGTGTAGACATTATTGCACTCCAATCTGTTTCTGTATTAGAAAGATTTGAGCCACTAGTATTTCCTTTTACCGTATGACCACTATTCGTACTTGTAGTCCAACTAGAAGTTGAATTTACAATACCTGTTTCAGGAAATCTATTGTCACTAGCTATTTGATCAGCAGCCCAAAATACATTTTGAACACCAGCTATTGCATAATTACCTAATAACAAATCATCTGTGCTAAATGAGTTTAAATAAGTACTAGTATCATTAGCTATTTTTACAAAAAATTTACCTGATAAAACTTCTTTTGGTCTTTTAATTCTTTGCTCAACTTGTACTACTAAATCTGCATGTAAATCTAAATTGCTAAAAGTAGGACTATCATGAGATATCGCAAGATCTTTTGTTGTAATAGCTCTTTCTAAAGTTAATCTATATTTATTGTTAGTATTAGTAATAGAACTTATTCTATATTTAGATGAATTTTTTCTATGACCAGTTGTTGTATTATATCTAAAAAAAGAAAAGAATAAACCGCCTTCTTCATCTGTTAAAGACTGTCTTCTATCTTCATCGCTATAATACAAATAAGTTCCTCTAGCATCAATCCATGCTGAATATGAAAACTCTATACGAGTTGTACCAACGGCATTGGTAGTGCTACCAACAATAACTGGTCTAGTAGTATTGTTTGCAAAAAGTGTTGTTAAATAGTTTGTTTGGCCTTGAGGTTCTCTACCATTAACCCAAGCACCTCCATTACTAACAGCACCTAAGCTTTGATATTCATATTTTACAGCATCTGGAGCTTCGTTTTGTATATCAAGAATTTTAAATTTATTTTTTAAAGGAACTTGTTGCTCGCCAACACCTACTTTCTTTTTTAATATTAAATAGTCTTCAACTTTAACTTTATTTCTATCAGAAGAAGGAAAAGCTAAATAAATATGTTCTTTAAGCTCATCATATGTATTTGAACCACCTGGAATATAAGCTTTTTCCATTAATAAGTTGTAATACTCGCCAGAATTTTCTTTTATATAAAACTTATAATAATCAACCCAATTAGGTGTATCTGTTAGTAAAGTAGGTCTTAATTGATATGTTTGGCTAGCAGATAATTGACCACTATCATTTCTCCAAGGTATTTTAATAGCACTATCATTAGAAGTTAAAACAGGTGTTTCTCTTCCATATTTATCACCAAAAACAACACCTAACTGATAGTTTCTTTGCGACTTAATAGAAGGTAAACCACCAGTATCAAAACTTGTAAAACCTCTAGGATATTCTGTTCTAGGCTCATAATTTAATTTTAACTTTGGTTCTAAATCATATAAATTATATCCTTGTGTGTAATTACCAAACACTAATCTATTACTAGTTAATTCTTGCGCTAAAGCTTTTCTTGGTACATTATCCCAAGTTCTTAATAATTGATCTTCAGGAACTGCAGCATAAATATTTTCAGAGTTTACAACGTATCTTCCTTTATAATTACCACCATAAATCATGTGTCTTTCACTAACAGATCTTACAGCTCCTAAATTATAAGCTAAATTACTTAAATTATTATGACCACCTTTATAATCTCCTCTAGAAACGTCATGCCAAGCTCTTTCTTTATGTCTTATGCTAGCTATAGAATAAACAACATTAGAATCTTCTTGTTTATACAAAATATCAACTTGAACAACATCTTCTGGTGTGTCTGGCCCTATAAAATCAGATACTTCTATAGAATCTATAATATTAGCCATAGAAGTATTATATGGCTCTTTAGAAGAATAAGCGTTATCTTTTGTGTAATCTTGTTTGTGTAAAGGGTTTAATACAACGTTTGTAAAAGGAGCAAAAGCAGAATATTCGTTGTCTTGATATTTGTATCTATAAGAAAATCTAGGTAGTATTTTTTCAAATAAAGGTTCTGTGTAAGGATCATCAACGTTAACAGTTTTTATTTTAACGCTTAACGTTTTTTTAGGTCTTTGTTTTACAACTGTAATGTGTTTTTCTTCAATATCTTTTGCTATATTTTGACCAAATATTAAATCTCCAACCATAAAGTTGTTAGAATTAGTAGGGTCAAGATCTCTTTTCATAGTAAAACCATGCTCTACTTCTGTAACAGCTGTAGCACCTGTAATATCAGACCCTGGTGTTGCTAAAAACAAACTTGCAGCGCCACTATATATTAACTCATCATCTCTATATTGAAATATATTAAAGCTTTCACTAAGAGTTGGTTGTACAGCATTAGGATCATCAATATACTTAGGTATTAATTCAAAACCAATAGCTTTGTCTAAATGATCTTTATATATAGTACCATAAGCGCCTACGTGTTCTTCTCTATTATTATATGTTACGCTATGACAAGCTTGTACTACAGCGCAGTTAAAACTACCTTTGTCAAAACTTATCGTTGTATGTGTAGGTGGTGTTGTTGACAAAGCATTTAAAGGTGTACCAGCTTTACAAGTTTTTATGTTTATTTTTCTAGGTTCATTAACGCCATCAGTAAAAAATAATAAATCATCTATTATATTTATACCAGTTATTATTTTGTTAGGAAATTTTAAAACAGCAGAAGCCGTACCAGCTTTAGCATCTACTAAAACAGGTACTATTGTACCAAAATCTGGATCATATTCGATAATAGCATCAAATTGATCAGAACTTGTAGAAAACTCTTTTTTAATAAACCAATATAATTTATTATTTTTTTCATCAGCAATACTACCAACACATCTGCATTGCTCAGGTATAATATCTTCTACTCTATAATTACCTAATAAGTTTTGAACAGTACCAACACCAGAACCTTCAGAAGTTGCAACCTCTATATTCATAGCATCTCTATACTGTCCGTTTGGAACTATTCTTTCGTCTAGGTCTTTATTCATTTTACCTAGAGTAAAAGTATTTTTAATCTCCGGCATATATTAGTGTTTTATTTGTTTAGATTTACCTCTAAGTATTTGAGTTAATTCTTCTAATTTAATATTTGATAATCTTAGTTTTGCTTGTCTTATAGCTGCAAACCTTTCTTTTTTATATCTACGAACAACATATTCAGGTACGTTTATTTTTGAAGATAAAATAGCATAAATTATATGTTTATACATTGCTTCTTCTGCAAATTTATGAACTTGCATTTCAGAGTTAGTACCTAAACTATCACTTATATAATCTAGTATCACAGTTTTTCCTGAAATATTAGAGCTAAAATGTATAAATCCTCTTAGTTCATCAATATAAAAACTACCATTTATTTGAGCTCTTTGTGGATCTAAACCAAACCTTCTACCTTCGTTAGGCCAATAAACATTATTTTGATAATCTTGATAGTCTTGATAACTATTTATATTATTTTCAGAAGGATTATGAGATTTATATCTAGTTAAAGTAGTAGACTCTGTTTTTTCTTGTAAATTTGGAACTGGAACATCGGCACTTAAAACAACACTATCAACAGTATTTGTTGCTAGCGTTGAAAGTGTAGATAAAGTTGTAAATTCTTGTATATGACTTATTACTAAAACATATATAAATTTTTCGTTGTTAGCATCTAAAGGTATATTTCTTAAATCTATATTTTCTAAACTTTGTGTTGATGTTGTACCATCTGTAAATTGAATATAGCTTAAATTACCATTATTATCGAATAAATTAAATATAGTAGGATCAATTAAAGCTGCTTTCATATAACCACTTTGACTATATGTTAAATCTGGATTTGAAATATTAGCATTAAAAGTTTCACCAATAACATTTTGACCTCCAGGCTCAACAGTGGTAACACCTATTCTAATAAAACCAGCACCATTTCTAGATGTTTGCCCAGCAGAGGTTGCTGTTGATGTTATTGATATTTCATCAAGACCTGTTACGTTTATTTTTTGGTGTACTAAGTAAACTCTACTAGCAATACTACCTGAATACGGTGTTCCGACTTGTGCACTATACTGCTTAGAACCATGTGTAAAAGTAAGTTTATTATTTGTAATAGTAATGTCGTCGCCATCAGGAACTCTTTGTGGCCCTACTCTAACCCATTGATTTAACGAACTAACATTAGATTTCAAACTACTACTTTGCTCAAAATTATAATTAGTAAGCATACCATTAGCATTTATTGTAAAATCGTAGCTACCGTCTGTTTCTTGCAATATAGGAAAAGGATTAGAAGTATCTTTAGTTGGATATAAAATTCTTTTTATACCACTATCGTCAACACAAGAAAGCTTAGTGTAGTTAACATAGTCGTGAGGTAACTGCATTTTTAAAGAAGGTGGTAGCTCTATTTCTTGTGATTTTATAGATTTAAAAGTATCAAAACTTAACTCTGCTAAACCTCTTTGAGCGTGAAAAGCAACGTCAATTTTACTACAATTATTTATTAGTTTTTCGTTACCAACATAAGCAACCATAAATTGGTTTATAATATCGTTTAAAGATACAAATTGATAATTACCTTGATTAGAACCTTGATAGTATTCACTTTGTGTTTTTCCGTCTAATAACCCCATTTAATTATTGTTTTTGTTGTTGTTTTTCACTTAATTCTTTTTGTGTAGCTGTTTGTACTACATTATAATCTTTTAAACCTATACCAGATAAAGCTAATATTTTATTAACTAATTCAGGCTCTTCAGACTCATGCAACTCAAAATCTGTTCTATCTGTAGCACTGTGGTTATATAATGGTTTTTCATTAACAACTATATAAGTCCAGTTTACATCAACTGGGCGTCTTATATAATAAGCTCTATAACTACCACCTACAGCTTCTTCTGGAATAAAATATAAAACATTACCTTGTACGTAGTATATTGGTCTATCATTAGTTGCTCTAGTAAGAGGAGAACTTTGCGTTGATATTAAATCATTTAAGTTTACTTCTTCAACAGAAACAGAATTACTAAGCGGGTTTTCAGCAGAAGAAAGATATCCGGTTTGTAATTTGTAAACATTACCTAATCTATAAGAATTTATAGACCCTAAGCCTGTACCGCTAATAACTTCATTACTTTGTCTAAAAGGGTATAGTTTTTCTTCTATTAAATTAACCATATTATGATATTCACTATCATTACCTGGTGTTCTTTTAAATTGATTTAAGTCATAAAAGTATTGCTCAAATATTTCCATTTGCGCTTGATTAGCGTATAAATTAAATTCCTGAGGTGTTATGTAACCTCTTTGTTCTTTATTAGCTAAAGCTAATATTCTTTGATATACTGTATTTACACTTATTGCCATATTTTTTGTTTTGTATTACGATCGCCCCGAAGAGCGATCGCTCTACAGTTTGATTAGTTTAATCGTTTTTCTATATTTGCATGTATTTCCATACCTTCATCAGTTTTAAACCAATGCGCTAAAGCAGTGTATGGGTGCTCGTCAAATGGTACTGTCATTATAACTCTATCATTAGAACCCCATAAAAAGTTTCTTTGATCTTGAGATAATTTAATAATACCAAGTTCTACAGCTTTGATACCAAAATTTCTAAGCTGAACATTGTCATCAGCAGCTAATTCTAAGAACAAAGCAGGATTATTACGAGCAAATACTAGTAAATCTCTTTTAAGCTCTTTAGAACTCATCTTAGATACCTCAGAACCTTTTTCTACACGTATAATAGCTTCAGCTAAATCTATATCCATATCTCTAGCTATAACTATTGCATCGGCTTCTAGCTCTAGTATTTCTATTTCATTAGCAGCTTGCTTAGCTGGTTCAAATTCTACATATAGCTTATTTTTATGAGGGTGATATAAAGATAAAAGTTTTTGTAGTGTTGTTTTGTTTCTAGGAACTAATAAAACACCGTTTCTAAAAACAATATGCTCTAATCTTTGATCGCCTTTCATCTCATCTACAAATACTGTTTTTTGATTAGAAGTGTATTTTAATTCTCTTTCGTATCCTTTTTCTTCATCAAAATAATATATATTAGAAGATCTAATAGTATATGATAAAGGTTTTTTACCACCTTTAATAAAATAAGTTCTATCTTTTATTTCCCAACCATCATTTGTAGAAGGATTTTTAGGTTCTACTCTTTTAGGTTTTGCTGTTTCAACAACTGGTGTTTCAACAACAGGTACCTCTACCTCTTGTGTTTTTTGTTTTTTTGCCATAATATAATATATAATAAAATTAATAAAATAAAAGGCCGAGGCCGAAGCCCCGGTCTTTTAAAAATAGTTTACTGCATTAACATAAAGTTGTTAGCACCTTGAGTGATTAAACATCTTTCTGATAAATAGTGAACTTGCATTACGTCTAAACCTGTAGTCGCAGCACCAACCGAACCAGTAGTCCAAGTTTTCATTCTTCTATCATCAGTTTGTGAAGCTCTAAATCTCACGTGTAAGAAAGGTCTTTTCATACTTTGTCCAACAGTTTGATCATAAACTGAAGAAGTACCAGCAGGAATCATGACCCCTCTAATAGGATCAACAGTATTTCTACTATTTATACCACCTCTTGTAGCTTGATCGTTTAAGTATCTAAAGTCAGACTTATAAAAGTCATAAGAACCTCTTCTGAAACCAGTGAAACCTAAGTTTAACGCCATGTCTTCAGAGTTGTTAAATACTCCGTAAGAAGTACCGCCAGCTCCGTAAGAGTTTAATGAAGCTAACATATCATCCATAGCTAAGCTAGTTGATCTGTTAACAAACATCATGTACTCTTCAATAGCACCTTGCTTGTCAAACTCAGCAAGTATTGCATCGAACTCAGCTAAATCAGTAGCAGCGTTAACACCAGTTACACCAGTAGTTACATTACCTCTAGTTTGTATAGCTGCAAATAAACCTTCAGTACCAAAACTATTACCAGCACCGTTAACAGTACCATCAGCTGTAGAAGAACCTTCAACACCTAAAACACTTTCTAACATTGCCATTTCAATATAGTCAGTAAATCTAGCTCTAGTATCACCTTCAGCTTTTAAATACCATAAGTAACCACTTTGTCCAGACTCACCAGATATTTCTACCCAACCAATAGCAGAAGTATCAGATCCTGAAATTTCATAATAATCTTTTAAAATAATAGGTTTATTAGTAAAAGATTTAAAAACAGGTTCTACATTACCAAAACCATCAGTTGTAGAAGCAGTACCTCCTTGATCATTTGTAGCTTTACCAAACTCAGAACCAAAAACTAATAATGTAGCTGCGTTTGAAGTACCAGTACCAAATGCAGTAGCATCATCAATATTTTCTACTTCATAAGGTTTACAAGTTACATCGTTATTAGAAACAGCTGTTACTAAACATTTAATAGCTCCTTCTGATGTTGCTACTATTACCATATCGTTAATTCTAACACCATGCTTGTCTGTAGATATAGAAGTACCATCAATATCATTAGTAATAGAAAAAACTCCAGTAGTATTATTTACAGTACCAGTGTATGATAAGTGTAATCTACCTTGCTCAGACCAGACAACTTGATCAGATGTCATAGCCTCTTCAGCCCCAACTTGTGCTAAGAAACCTGAAATAGTTCTCGGTCCGAAAACTTCAGCTTCTTTTTCCATTAGGTCTGGTAAATATTGTTGCGCCCAACCAGCAGTGGCTGTCGCAGTAAAATCGATATAGTTTGAAGCTAGTGTCGCTTTTTGTGGAGCTGGCACACTATTTAAACTACCTGCGGTCCCAGAATGCCCAGGACCTGGATTTGAAATTGCCATAATTTTTTATTTTAAATTGTTATCGTTTGTTTTTAATTTTAAATTTAAAATCAGAAGAATTATCACCCAACACTCTTACTTTTATACCACCCGCTTCAATTTGTCCATGACTTTGCCTTGGACTCATATCAACGTTTTTAGCTTTAGCAACACTATTTTTCATAGCATCTGCCTTACCTTGTTCGTAAAAATGTTTTGCAATAGCGTCAGCGTTCATAGCTGTAAATAAAGATTTATGATATCCTTTAGCATCTGATAAAGCAGAATTTTTATCTAAAAACTTTTTAGTAAAATTACTTATATCGCTTTGTATATTTTTAATCTCATTGACATTGTTTACGTTAAACCTATATTTTTTATCACCAACGTTATATTCAAAACCTTTGAAGTTATTGTTGAAAACTTGATTAGTTTTTTTGTTAAAAATTTCAGTATTAACTTTAACAGTCTTTTCAGTTTCTTCTGATTGCTTGTTGTATCTATTAAAAAAATCTACAGCTTTCTGTTGTTCTTTTGTAAGTTTACTTCCAGCTTTAATTTCTTCATAGTATTTGGACTTTTGCCCGTCCAAGTGGCTTCTAGCACTGGCAACTTGCTCTTTAAATGCTAGTTTTTTTCTTCTTATTTCTCTGTCAGTATCTTCGTCTTCGTCTATATTAAAAGTATCTTCCATTAAGAAATTTATTTCTTCATTAGTTAAATGTGGTTTTGTTTGTTTGTAATACTCAAACACAACATCGTTATCATTTAACTTTGTATAATCTTGATTAAGTTTTACGTAATCATTTATATCACCACCAGTTTCTTCCATAAAGTCAACTAGCTTTTGAATATTTTCTGGTAATGGTTTACCTGTTGCTTCAGCTTCAGCAATAGCTTCTTCAATTTTTTCTTCTACTTCTTCTATTTGCTCTTCAGTAGAATCTTCAGTTATTTCTTCTAGTACTGCTGTTTCTTCTTGTGCTTCAGCTTCCGGTTGTATTTCTTTTTGTTCTTGTGTGGGCTCGGCATTTTCAAGCTCTGCAACCACTCCGCTGTTGTCAGCGTTATCTTCTTTAGTTTCATTTTCTATTGGTTTGCTTAAGTCAACGACATAATCACCGTCTTCGTTAATATTTGGTTTATTAGTTTCTTCAACTTGATCAGTTGTTTCTTGCTTAACTTCTTCAACTTGATCAGTTGTTTCTTGTGTAGTTTCTTCAACTACATTTTCATTTTTTTCTTCCATAATATAATATAATAATAATTAATAATTTTATCTAGGTTCAAAAGCACCTAAATCAAACCCACCACCTAGTATATCATTACCTGCTGACTCAAAGTTTTTAGGTGCTTTATCTTTTTTTCTTTGGTCAATTAATTCACTTTGTTGTGTAGCTTGTATTTTTGTTCTTTCGTCTTTACGATCTTCTTTTTGTTTTTCTCTTGTTTTTAAATTATCAGACTCTATTTTTCTTAACTGCATGTTATACATAAACTCTTGCTCCATTAATGTTTTTTTCATTTCACCTTCTGCTTGTAATTTTTCAATATCTAATTGTGTTTGTGCTTGAGCTAATTCTACTTTATACTGAGTTATTGCTTGGTTTTTTTGAACTTCTGCTTGAGCAGCTACTTGTTGTGCTTGAGCATTAGCTTGTGCTTGCGCCTGTATATTTTGTTGTTGAATCTTTTGATCTCTATCAATCTTCTTTTTTCTTCTAATTTTTAATAACTGATTAGCTAGTTTTAAATTTTTAATTTCTCTTATATCTATAACATCTTCTAAATCTATTGTTTGTGTTGATAAAGCTATTTGAATATTGTTTTCAAGTATTGCTTTTTCTTCTTCATCAGGTTGTAAATGTATAAATATACCAAAATCATATAAGTGAAGCTCGTTTAATTCTTCTAAAGTAGCAACATTATGAGCACCAATAGAATTTATAAAAGCATCTCTTGTTGGTGAATATTCTATAATATCAGATATTCTAAGTGATAATTGTTCTGCAACTTCTGCGGTTAAAAACAAACCGCTTTGTAATATGTGTCTTGTTGCTGTATTACTATTAGCAGCAGCTAGTTTTTGTACACCTACTAATGCGTTTTTATCTGGAACACTACCATCTCTAGCTTCATTTAACCCAGTTACATCACGTATCATTTGTAAATAATAATTATAATTAGCAATAAGAGACTGCATTTTTTTACCACCATGCCCAGATGTTATTTCTTGTATTGGTACTTTACCAGGATTTAAATCACCGTCAGAAGTAAATGATCTACCTATAACACTACCAGTTTGAAAGAACATGTTTAAAGCTTCTTGTGGATTATAATTTGTACCATTACCTAAATCTACTTCAGCTAAACCATCAGCATCTAAATAAACACCGTCTGGCACCATACGTGACATTATTTGTTGTAGCTTTAAATGAGTTAATTGTATCATATCAGCAAAACCAGTTATACGATTTACTAATGAATCAATTTTACCCTCATACATACGTGGTGCTACTAAACTATAATTCATTTTAACTTTAGTATAATCACTTTTAGAACGCATCATGTTTTTAGACAACTCCCATTTTAAAAGTTTATTTGTTCCTAAAATAAAAGCACCTTCAAATAAAACCTCTATAGCTCTTTCTAATTTAGAATATTCACCTTGCATATTTTCAGGCGGATTAAAATTATCATCTTTAGGTATTATTTTATCTGCACCACTACCTGTTTCTTTTATTTTATAAACTTCATTCATATAAGTTTTATAATTAAAATATAAAACTTGTATTGTGTTGTTATCTTCTTTTTTCTTGTCGTAACGAGTATGATAGTTGTTTCTATTATAACTTTTGTTACGCATTATTTCATCTAAATCTTCGTGCTCTAAATAAGGAAACTGTTTTGCTAGTTCGTTGACAGGTATGGACTTTACTTCACCAACATAATATATATCGTCAAAATAAGGTGAATCACTATGAGAATAAACTAAATCAGCTGGATCTACATATTTTATAGTTACACCTTCAGATGTTGTAAAGTCTGTTTTAACAGCACCAATACCTAGCACTGTTAAGTCATAATAAAAACGTTTTCTTATTAACTCGTAATTATTACCTTCCATTAAAACTTTTAAAGCTTGTTCTTCAGCTAACTCTATAGACTGCTTGTAGCTTAATTGCATGTGTAAAGCTAATTCTTCTTCGTTAGCAGGTAAAGTTTCCGGATCATTTTCTGTTAAATCAATATTAAAGTTTTCTTTTATATATTGATCTAAATTTTTCATTTTCATGTCTCTTATTATAGACTCCATATACTCAGTCCTTTTTTGAACACCATATGGATCTTGTGAAAAAGCTTTTATATCGTAAGTTCTTTCAGCTATACCGTTAACAACTATATCAACAAACTTAGCTATAATTGGAACTGGCTTCCAGTCTAAATTTAAATAAGACAAATCACCGTTTATAGATAATTCATCTTTATACTTTTGTATTGATTGCTCGCCTCTTGCATATAGCCTTAATCTATGAAAGTCATTACGACTATTCATATATCGATTCATATTTGTGTCATCGTAAAACCATTCGTTTTCTATAGCTTTAGCGACTTTTAAACCGTAATCATAGCTTAACTTTTCAGCATCACGTACAACTTGACTTGGAAAATAATTTTTATTAGAATATGCCATATTTATCCTTTGATTATTTTAGATATATTTCCATCGTTAGAATATTTAGAAATATGTATGTTTAATTTTGGTTTTTCAACTTTAACGTTTGGTGCATACAAATGCTTGTTGTTTGCCATTATAGCTAAACCACTACTTATTGTAGCATCAAACTTTGTTCTTTTGTTTATATCAAACTTAGCCCAATCGTTTAACAATCTATTAAAATAAAGATCTCCAAAACTACCATCTTGTTTCATACCTACGTGATCTTGTATATACATTTCAATAGCTGCTGCATGAGCTTGTTTTATATCTTCACTAGAGTTTGGTATACCACCTATTTCTTTTTCAGCAACAGATAATTTGTTCCAAACTTTATCTGGCCTGTTCATACTAAAGCCTCTGTAGCCTCTACGTCTTAAATAGTATAACAGTCTAGGTTTATTATTTTCTGCAAGTATAGGCATACCGTAAAATACTAATGCCATTAGTACATCTTCAAAAAATATTTCAGCCGTAGGTGGTCTTGATAAGTATTCCAAAAAGAAGCTATTAGCAGGAGCGTCCTCCATGCTGAACTTAGTAAGTCCGTGAAGTGCTCCTTTTGAACCTTCACCATCTACGGTCCCGGATATATCATATGAGTCACATCCAAAAGCACCCATGTGTTCATTACCAGGATATCGCACGCCATTTTTAAGCACCACTTTGTTTTGCAGTTGTTGTTTAGGCACCCAACTAACTTTAAATCTACCTTTTGGATCTGGATAAAATATAACTTGCGTATCTTTTATACCATTAATCCATTGAAAATTACCTGTTGTTATGCCTAAGCTACTACTTAACTCTTCGTTATAATCTATTTGCTCGTATATTTTTACTAAGTTAAATATACTATTTTTTGTTTCATCTCTAAACGCGTGTTCTTCAGTGCGTGGAAACTGGCGATAAAATTCGTTTAAAGCATCTTGATCATCTTTTAATCCATCAGCTTCATTTTGCCAGTTATCAATTACGCCTACATCTATTAGTTCACCGTCTGGGGCGAAGACATCTGTGTCAGGTGTAGTAAATACTGGAACTCCGTACTCATCAA